CGCAATCTGCTTGCAGATTTTCCGTCATATTGCCCAGAAATCCCTTGCCAGACACCAAGTCTGCCTGCGGAATTTCTGTGCAATCTGCCGAAAAATCTGACTACGCATCTTACGCACAAGCTTTATTCAGTGTTTCCTTATTTTCCCCTGCCCTCGGAACAGCGGCGTCTGCCGCAAGGCGGGAATTGGAATGCGAGAAGCTGTTGACAGGTTTTCGCAGCCTGTCTTCCTGTTGTTATCCAGTATAAAGGCGTTTGCTTAAAGAATTCTTAAAGAAAAGCAGAATGTAGAAAAATTTTTGGCGATTTCGACGGGGAACAGGGCGGATTCACGGAAATCAATTTTCATGATAGCCTCCCCTGAAAGGGGAGGGGGACCGCCGTCAGGCGGTGGAGAGGTTTTTTCGTAAAGTCTTTTTATGACGTTTTCGGCATAAATGGAAACCCCTCAGTCAGTGCTACGCACTGCCAGCTCAGCACAAGGCACGTCCTGCGGAGAGAGGGACAAGCGAAGCTGGTGGAGAGGGCATTTCGATGTATGCAGCTTCACAAAAAGAAACGGACACAGCACTCCATTTCCCCGCAAAATATACCCGTTTCCGTCCTGTCCGTCTGTCGGGAACACTGCTGCGTGCTGCTCTGACAGCTGCTGGAGAAAATAAGGCAGAATTTTAGCAAACATGTTAAATTCCCCGAAGATTCCCCCAAAGCCTTGACAAAGCGACAAAAAAAGAGTATCATAAATACAATAACCTATTGACGAACCTGTCTGTCTATCCTGCGGACAGGTTCTCTGGAATTCTGATGCCACGCGTCAGAACCACAAAACGAAAAGACAGCTTTGCGGAAGGCACGCACCACTCTGTATTTTTAGCGGCAGACCTTTGCAGAACTGATCTTCGGAAGATTGAGGAGGTCATTCAATGGAACTGTGTGAAAAGTTTGGAAAACAGGGACTGACATTCGACGACGTGCTGTTGATTCCGGCAGAATCGGACGTAACACCGAACATGATCGAACTGCGGACAAGACTTGCCGGCAATGTCTGGCTCAACAACCCGATCATGACTGCGGCAATGGACACCGTCACCGAAGCCAGAATGGCAATTGCCATTGCCCGTGAAGGCGGCATCGGTATCATTCACAAGAACATGAGCATCGAACAGCAGGCAGACGAGGTGGATAAGGTAAAGCGTTCGGAAAACGGCGTTATCGTCAATCCGTTCTCCCTGACGGAAAATCATCTGGTATCTGATGCCAATGCTCTGATGGGCAAGTACAAGATCTCCGGCGTGCCGATCGTAGACAATGTGGGCAAGCTGGTGGGCATCATCACCAACCGTGACATGCGGTTCCTGTCCGACTATAACGGCCCGATCTCGGAAGTAATGACCAAGGATCACCTGATCACGGCTCCGGTAGGCACGACTATGGAAGAAGCACAGGCGATTCTCCGCAAGCACAAGATCGAAAAGCTGCCGCTGGTGGACGAAGAAGGCTACCTCAAGGGTCTGATCACCATTAAGGATATTGAAAAGGCAGTACAGTTCCCGAACTCTGCCCGCGACGAAAAGGGTCGCCTGCTCTGCGGTGCTGCGATCGGCATCACCGCAAATGTTCTGGAACGTGCTCACGCTCTGGTAGATGCACAGGTAGACGTGCTGGTTCTGGACTCTGCACACGGTCACAGCAAGAACATCATGACTACCCTGAAAAAGGTCAAGGAAGCATTTCCGCATGTACCGGTCATCGCCGGAAACATCGCTACCGCAGAAGCAGCAGAGGCTCTGATCGAAGCCGGTGCAGACGCTGTCAAGGTCGGCATCGGACCTGGCTCCATTTGTACCACCCGTATCGTTGCCGGCATCGGCGTGCCGCAGATCACCGCAGTCTATGACGTGGCTCAGGTGGCAAAGAAGCACAACATTCCGGTCATCGCAGACGGCGGTATCAAGTACTCCGGCGACATTGTAAAGGCTCTGGCTGCCGGTGCAAATGTCGTTATGCTGGGCTCACTGCTGGCTGGCTGTGAGGAATCTCCGGGAGAAACCGAGATCTATCAGGGACGTTCCTTCAAGGTATACCGCGGCATGGGCAGTCTGGCTGCTATGGCAAATGGTTCCAAGGACAGATACTTCCAGGAGGGTGCCAAGAAGCTGGTGCCGGAGGGCGTAGAAGGTCGTGTGCCGTACAAGGGCAGTGTTGCCGATTCCGTGTTCCAGCTGGTAGGCGGTATTCGCTCCGGTATGGGTTATTGCGGCTGCAAGACTATTGAGCTGCTCCACGAAAAGGCAAAGTTCGTACAGATCACCAACGCCGGTCTGCTGGAGAGCCACCCGCATGATATTCAGATCACCAAGGAAGCTCCGAACTATTCGACACATTCCTAAAATATGCACAGGCATGTGCCTGTAGTCAATAAGAAAAGCGGTGTACCGGAAAGGTATACCGCTTTTTTGTTGGTGTGTTTGATTTTTCTTGACAAAATTCGACAGACTATGCTATAATGAAACCCTAGGGCATACCGAAAACGGTGGACGGTTTCGTTTCCTGCTCCCATGTACAATTTTGTACGTTGGGAGGTGATACTATGGAACATTATGTGACTTGGTCAGAGCTCTTAGCTCTCTTGACACTTTTGATTGCTTTTGCATCTTTGCTATACGCAATTTTCCATGACGATCATAAAAAGAAATAACCGCCCTCAGCGACCAAACTAGAGACGGTTAATTCTTTAACTTTCCTAAACATGGAAGCAACCGTCTGCCGGTATGCTCTTTCTATTTCCATTATACGCATTTTTCTCTGGTTTGTCAAGGGGCAGACCGGCGTTTTTTTCGGTTTTGCTGTCTTGACAAAATTCGACAGGATATGCTATAATAAAGCCCTAGGGCATACCGAAAACGGTGGACGGTTTCGTTTCCTGCTCCCACGTATCTGCATACGATGGGAGGTGATGCTATGGAACATTACGTAACTTGGTCAGAGCTTTTTGCATTTCTGACGTTCCTGGTTACATTTACAACGTTGTTGTATCACATTTTCCATGACGATCATAAAAAGAAATAACCGCCCTCTGCTACCAAACTAGAGGCGGTTATTCTTCTATAATCACTCGTGGGAGCAACCGTCTACCGGTATGCTCTTTCTATTTTTATTATACGCATTTTTCTCCGGTTTGTCAAGGGGCAGACCGGCGTTTTTTTCAGTTCCACCGTCTTATCCCATTCGAAACGCCCCGTTCTGTTCCTGCGGCTCCGGTGTCCGCAGCTGTGCCTGACAGAGATGCTTTTGCTTGGTGCGGAGCGTTTCCTGAAACCCCAGCAGTTCCTCCAGCGACATGCGTTCCACCGCAGCAGAAACCGCATCTTGTGCCGCACTGCCCTCCACCAGAAACCGCAGCCGCACAATTTCCTGCCGCAGGCTGTTCTCCACGCGGTTCAGCAGAGCGTTCCGGTTTTGCAGCTGCTGTTCCAGCTGTTTGCAGCGGCGTTCACCGTCGGTTTCCATGCCGAACTGCTTGGTCACCCCTGCCTCCCGCTGTGCCGGCACTGCCACAAAACTCCACTCATAGGCATCTGTCACATCAGACAGCACCACATGACAGCGTTTCTCCCCGTACAGCTGCCCCACGCGGTGGGCACAAGGATTCTTCCGGCGGTCACTGCCGCAGACCGAGCAGGTCTGCGATACGGCAGCACAGGAAATGCTCACTTCCTTCTTGATGCCGCCGTCAATTTCCCGAATCAGATCCCGATTGGCATCGGTGCGTACCATGTAGGCATGCCCTTTCAGAAATGTGTACACTTCGCCGGCAGAGGTCACACGCTCCGGCTCCTGTACCAGTTCCGCAGCATAGATTCGTGCAGTCTGATTTTCTCCCTTGGGATCGTGGTCAAAAATGCCGGTTTTCCCCACAAACAAAGCTTTCAGCTGCTCCAGAGCCTCCAGCGAAAAGCGTTCCCCGTCCCGATCAATTTCATTGTCACAGAGCCGCACATCAAAGAGGAATACCTCCTCCTGTGTGAGGGTACGCCGCGTAAAGCGGTTCAGCTGTTCCAGCTTGGCTTCCAGTTCCGTGCCGGACGGATTCTGTTCCTGATTATCCATAGATCTATTCCTCCTGTTCTGCTGCACTGTTTTCCACACTGTGGAAAACCCTCCCGCGAAAAAACTTCTCCCACCCGTACAGCGGTTCCCTTGATTTTCCACATCACCTGTGGAAAACTATTTTTTATGTGGCGATGCACTTTCCACACTGCTGTGTGGAAAACGTACTGTCAGCTTGTGTGCAACGCCGTCAGGCGGACTTTTTGCACAATGCTTCCACAAACTTACAGGCTCAGCACATGTACTGCTTCACTCAGCATCACGCGGAACGCCGCACGAATCGAAACCGTGATCACGTCCAGCTGGCTGTCAATCAGCTTGTCTGTTTCCAGCAGCACATCGTCTGTGGTGATCATCTCCAGAGCAAAGCGGTTGTCCAGTCCTACGATGTAATCTGCGGACATGCCAGCACACTTTTGCAGCTGGGCACCAAAGGGCAGCAAAATGGTGTTGGGCTGTGCGGAAGCCATATCCTGCATCTGCTCCATTGCCATGATTTCCGCAGCCACTGCCGGAGCCGCCAGCACCTTGGTCATGTCGAAGTTGCGGAATTCGCCGTACAGCTTCGCCAGATCGGCATAAGTCAGCTTGCCGTCTGTGACAACGTCGATCAGGGAACCATTGGTTTCCTTCATGCACAAAATGCTCTGTCCCAGCAGCCCGTTGGACAGACGCACGCCCACGGCACGGAGGATCGCACTGAATGCGTCCAGACGCTGGCGGCGGACTGCCTCATAGGAAGCGTGAATGGAACGGCCGTACTTGTCCAGTCGCACGGTGTTTGCTGCTTCCAGATAGGAGGCAGTGGGCAGGGCATTGCCCTGTGTGGTCTTGGTGGTATAGGCGGTAGTGTCCGTCAGCACTGCCGGCTGATACTCTCCGGCGGGAGAAATGGTGTGCACTGCCACCAGATCAGACAGCACAGACTGTTCCATGCCGCTGCGAATGGCACGGCGGATAAACTCCGGAAACAGCA